TTATATTGTATCTGAACATCACTACGAGTGATGCAAGCAACACCATTATCAGCGTCACCCCAGAATGGATAGACAAATATACTCTTATTCTGAGAGAATATCTGTGCTAAGTCATCCAAATTAGTACTTTCCTTAAACTGACTTGGACTATCAAACAAAGTTAAATTATATCCTTTATATTCAAAATCACGAGGTTTCTGGGAAAGTACGCCAATATCTGACAAATCCATTTCAATATGAACAGTAACGCTACCAGTTGGTACTGCAAATAGCATGAAGTCACCCGCATTATTTGTTACTGTGCTATATTTCCAATATTTGTCGTATACGTCAAGCTGTACATCATCATCAAGAACAAGTCTCTTGCTTGGGAATGTTCCCACAACCCTATAGCATTCGTCATCGCTATAGTCTGGTAATATATTATACCTTCTACCATCTTTGTCCTTTGTTGTAACTTCCTTGTATGGGTATATGGTTTCCATATCAACAGAGTCACCATCTGTTTTCTCGATGAACACAGAAACCTTTGCATTTGGAATTCCAAATGCATCATTAGCAAGAACCCTTCCAACTATAACACCATAATTGGAAGAGTGTAACCTATATGCATCCTTCTGCTTTAACTTCAAAGACAATACCTCAAGAAAATCGAAATCTTGTTGCATATTGACGTTAAGGCAAGTGTCGCAAGTGTCGCTAGATATATTAGTGTGTATTCTGTAACTTTTATCCATTTTATTTCATATATTTTCCTAAAAATTTAGGTAGAACAATTTTTGGTTCTTTTGCAAAAACAATCTGATAAATCGCAACAAATATCATCGTTGGTATTACAATAATAGACAATGCTATAAACACAAGGAATATCATGAATTTCCAAAAATATCTGTTTATTTTGGATAGCACATTTTCTTCTTCCTTAGTTCCGTAGTTGTCCTCCAAAACTATTTTTTTCTTACAATTGCAAGCCATAACTTTAAATTAATTTACACTTCACTTGAATGTCATTGTTATTTTTAACCTCGTACATACTGTTGTAATCCCCATACAAAACCTTATCAACTGCTAACAAGTCAATCTGTTCGACATCAGCACCATCTGGGTTATTAAATGGTTCTGACTGTGATACATCACACCCACCATTCTCATTATAAGGTGGTAATGGACACTTATCTGGTGAATATGTACCATTCCATATCTTATAAACCCTCAAGCTAATCAAACTAACAACGCCATCAAGTAGCATGATTTCCTTCTCCAAATCACCAAGGAATATATCATCACCCATTTCGTGATTATTTACGTTGAAATATTCTTTTACTGTATTAATGATATTTGTAATAACATTGGCTGGGTTATAATTTTTATCAATAAACACATCTATACCCAATCCTATATTATATACCCTACCGCTTTTAATTTCTATATAATCGTTTATCTGCTTGTAATGTGACATATACTCCATTACATTCTCTACAAGCGTCTGTGGAAGGGAAGAATCAAGCTGACCAAGGGCATTTATGCCCAAGAAATCCATTTCAATCTTGTTGTTAGTTTCAATGACAGTATTTCGAAACGGAGCACCATACTTAGGTGGCATCTGCATTAACTTAACCCTATAGTCTTTAACAGTAACCGCACGATTCTGAGCACCGCTATTGTATTTCATGAGGAATTTAATTTCCTCTGCTGAAGGCGCATCTTTACCAGCAACAGCGGTTGAAATATTTGTTACAGCCAACGATGTTAATACCTTACCTCGTTTAGAGCCATCAGTACTTCCAGTATTACCGCCCCAATCAACATTGGCAAGCGAAATCTTATTTATGGCTCCAGGACCTAAATTTGTTGAAACACCGCCACCAATTCTGTACAAGATATACATTGTCCAACCTTCTTTTGGCAATATACCAAGCATATCATTGTTTATGAGCTTAGATGCTGCATAATCACCATATGTTGTCATACCACTAGGAACGTCGTCATAAGAGCCATAACCATTTCCTGCTCCGAATATAATTTTCATATATCCGTTATCTGTAAACTCTGTAATGAATTTTTGCGTTAGAGGCTTCCACTTTCCACGATAATATCGAGACGTTCTAGCATTAATGACTTCACCACTTTCATTCTGTATTACTTCATAATAATCATCATAAAGATGTGGATTATATATATCATTAATAACATAATCATCTATATTTGAGTCTGTACCAAATCTCCACTGGTCTGCCAATGAATCGCATTCAAAGAAACGATATGTCATTACGGATTGGTCTGATATTCTATATTGTTCAGCATCAATATAATACTCGTAAATACTTGGGTTAGTGCCAAAATCACTAGTCTCCTTGAATATTATTGATTCTATATTTAATACATTAGTTTCTGGTAGTACAACCTCCATAAATGGCTTTAAATCATTAGGATATATTACTTTTTTGTATATTTTCGTTACACCATTTACAACAATTGTTGACTTAGATACATTATAGCCAGTAATATTTCCATTACCATCCCTAGCTGGGGTAATTTTTCTATTAGAAAAACCATCTTTATTGAATTGTTCAGCAAAATTTACATCCTCAGTAAGTTGATAGTTATAATCTCCAGCAGAAACTATACTAGTGCTCTGAAGAATTGGTGCGTAGCTCCAATCTGGTAGATGTATGTTAGTACTATCTGTTGGTAACACACAGCTTACTTCCACTTCACATATGGAAGATTTACGTCCAGGCACTTTTAAGCCATTAGCCCTAGCTTGGTTCAATACGCTGCTCTTTAGTGTTGCACTGTCGATATTTGTCTCTTGGTACATTCTATCGGTGTGATAAGAAAGGTCATCACCAACAGCAGATACAAGGTCTATAAACCATGCGCCAACACTAGAGTCATTAAAATCATCAGCCAATTCTGGATAATATTGATTGGAGAATTTAATCAATTCACCCTTAATATCATCGAATGTCCTACTTAAATAATTAATATGTTTCTGACTCACAATACTATTTTTTTATTAAAATTGGAGTAGTATAGAAGTTTTACTCCATTATTTTCACATTTTTGTTTTTTAATATTATCTTTTTTAATGGTATATTTAAACTGTTCAGTTGCCCATTTTATCCCTTTTCCTCCGAAATCAACTGGTTTGTAATGTTGTTCCCCTTGGCATTCTATACCAATATTATATTTTGGTAAATAAAAATCTAAACTCTGCCTACCTAGCCAATTAAATCTTTTTTGTTTTTCAAAAATTATATGTCTTTTATTTAAAAACATTTCTACTTCTTTTTCTAACTTACTTTCATTACAAAATGGACAGCCGTTTTGTTGATTTATATGGTTATTTGGTGTTTGTTTAAAATGTTTACCACATTTTTTACAAATAATTTCAACTTTTACATTCGCACCTTTATATTCAACAAGAGAATAATTATATTTATCTCCATGAACTTTTCTTGCTCGGTTTATAAATTCTTCAGTGGTTATTCTACCTCTAGTATTCCAAACACGTTTACCGTGATTAATATGACATCCGCATCCTTTTAAATGATTCTGGGGTAATTGCCAAAACTCCCCACATTCCTTGTCAATAATACAAACCTTGGTATGGTTATTTACATATTCAACTTTAGAATAATCATATTTATCACCATGAATTTGTTTAGCTTTTCTAATGAAAGATTCTGTAGTATTCTGTGCATTTCTAGCACATTTCGGACATCCATCACCATTCATATGCTTTCCAGCTTGTTGCCAAAATTCGCCATGAATAGGGCATATTATGCATATTTTTTCTTTAGATTTTATATAAAATGATTTACTGTAGTCGTATTTAAAATTATGTTTTATGTTTGAACGTTCTATAAACTTTTCTGTTGTAAGTTGTTTTTTTCCACCCATATTATACTTGTACTACTACACTGTCATTAGTTACTTTATTTCCTTCAGATACGCTATAATCTAATCTAACGTATATTTCTGCTTCGTTTTCTTCGTTCTTAACTATCTGTATATCATTAATGCTTATATTAGTTGCCCACCTTCTAACAGAATCACTTACTTCATTTTTTACTGCTTCCCAAGTTATTGAGTCATTAGGCTCAAATATGAACTTAATGAGGTCTGTGCCAAACTCTGGGTTTCTAATTCTCTGTCCTTTAGGAGTGAACACAATATGCATCAATTGGCTTCTTACCTTATCCTTCGTGGATTCGTTTGCATCCAAATAGAAATTTTGAAAGCCCTCAGATGTAAAAGGGTACTTTATCCCAAAATATTGCCTTTTCGCCATATAACAAAATTATTTCTCTATAAGTATTATAAAACATAATTTTTTTTTAGATAAAATAAACAAAAAAAGCGAGAGTCGTTAAACTCTCGCTTAATATTAGATAACTACATTATTATCGTGTTAGTCGTAATACTTGTCTAAAAATTCATGCAACGTATCTTCCAAATTATCAACGTAGCTGTCATAGAGCTTGAACAAATTGTCAAAAATACCATGCAGCACGTTATTAACCTCGTCAACCTCACACTTACAGCTTTCATCAATTCTATCACTGCAAGCACACTTCTCACAAGCAAATTCGTCACCATCGCCATAATATCCAGTAGCGGCATGATTGTTTACAAGGTGGGTGAAATAAAGGAAATCCTTATTAGAGAAATCAACCCATCCAGTGAACTCAGCAGTAAGAGGCTGCTTATGATAATCAACCCCTAGATTGATGTCCTTGCGGATAAAGAATGTCTTTACACGTCCATCCTTATACAATACTCTGTACCACATCGAAAATGCCTCAAACGAATAACAAAGACAGTGGCACATATGGAACTTAGACTCATCCCTTTCCAATTCATCATTAAGCTCACGTAGAATGTGCGGAATAAAAGGACAAATGACAATATATTGGTCTGTTTCTAGGTCAATATACTGTTTTCCGTACTCATACTTTTTCTTGGTTTTTTCCCAAGCATCTTTAAATGTTTTGTACATATTGATTGATTTTTACTTTCTGCTGCAAAGGTACGAAAAAAAATAAAATCTACCAAATTATTTAGCGGAAAATTAACATTTTTTATATGTTATTTAATCGCTATACATTATATTTATAATATAAATAAGAATTATTATGAAAGTAAACATAACAAACGAGCAATACAAAAATCTTATAATACTTGAGGCTGAGAACGTTGCATATAATAGGAAAACAGCCACTGAAGACAATATTAAAGCTATTTGGGCTGCAATTGATAGAAAACAGAAAATGTTGCAAGATGAAGTATTTGGTGAACTCAGCGAAAAAATCTATGACATTACAATAGAAAAAGCCAAATCAATGGGTGAAGAATTCATGAGTGTTCCTAGGAACATCTGTAATGCTGGCAATGATAAACTACCATCTAGCGTTCTTATTATTAACATGTCATCTTCATTAATGTGCCCTTCATATTATTTAGGATTATGCACAATTACAAACGGTGCTTGCTATGCGCAAAGAGCTGAAAATCAATATTCTTCAAAAGACAAATCTAGCGTTCTTACTAATAGGTGGAAAACTGACTTGATGCATACTCAAATGCTGCAACAATACCAACACGGCAATAAAAAGCCAATGAGAGACTATTTCAGCTTAATTGAAACCTATATACAATTGGGTAACGCATATTCTGAAAACTTATATAAAAAAGAATATGCAAAAATGAAAATTAGACTAGGTAGAGATTTAACAGAAGAAGAAAAAAATTTTCTTAGAATACAACAATCTGAAAATAAAATAACAGATGTAAGAATAAACGAAACTGGTGATTTCCAATGCCAACTTGCTGTAAACCTTTGGGCTAAATTTGCTGATAAAATAAAAAAGAAATATGGTATTAATACACACGCCTATACTGCTAGAAACTTAGATTTTTCAAATGTCTCTAAAAGTATTGCAATCAATCCATCACATGAGGGAATAAACTTAGGTGATGCAAAACCTAGAATGTTTAAAGCTGTTGGCGATAAATTCTACGATAGTCTAGAAGGTGGAGACAAAGTTGAAAACAGACAACCAGTATTAGGTATGGTTAATGGTAAATATTTCTATAAATGCCCTTGTAGTAGAGGCGAAACACATTGTGACCAATGCGGTGTATGCTTTGCTAAAAATGAAACTGGAAAACCTTATACAATATATGTAAAATATCATGGATTGGTTGCTGCAAATGGATTTAAAAACTTATTCAAAAAAGATGAGGTCGAAAAAGTTATAGAAAAATTATATGAAAATGGATGGATTACAGAAAAGGAATACCAATCATATATATCCCCTAAAAACCAAAATTTCTTGGATAGCATATCTAAAAAAATTGATAAGCAAAGAAAAACAAAAAACAAGAAAGGCTGAGAAGAATATCTCAGCCTTAATTTTTTATCTTTACCTAACGTAAAACCCTAACGGCTTATTTTTCAAAACCTTAATCAATTGGTCATTCATCGTGGCTTGTTTTTCCATAAGATTCCAAGGGGTCATTCTGTCTAAACGCTCTTTTAATTCATTTAAAACTGTCTCTTTCTCTGACTTTCCTTGCTCAAGAAGCATGTTGTAATCCATTTGCATTTCAGCCTCTGGAATCTTCACAGCACCACTGTATGTACCACGTATAATACCAAGCAATATCTTAGCCTCTGCCACGAGCAAACGTCTTATAATCTGCTGTGATGGGTTATTCATAAGTTCATACCTCATCTTGTCCAATGGCACTTCATCTGGCGTCAATATAACGTCATCCTTGTTATCCAATCTACATTGCTCAATGTCATCTTCACTTGCATTGGATACATCATAATATGTGTACCACACATAGCAGCTTGCATACTTATTCCACCCCCAAGTATCATCGGCAGCTATGCCACCAACCATATTAGGGGAACCTGGAACTGAAAGCAAGTGAACTAAGTGTGTTCCATCTGGACCAGCAGTTACTTGATAAGCCAAGTCGCCTCTCAACAATGAGTTCTTATACTTCAAGTCAGCAGACATCAATGCAGTATCATAAGCAGAACCAACATAGAAGCCAGTGATACCCATACCATTACCCATGTTACCATACTGTCCGAATCCACCGCCAATACCTGTGTCAAGAGTACCTAAGTTGCCATATAATGCAGCCTTGGTTGTAGATGGAGTAACATACATAACACGATTAATCTCACGACCTGCTGGAATAACATATACTTGCTTACCTCTTTCAACTTGGAAGAAATCTTTTTTCAATTCATAATTTCCTCTCTGTTGTAATCCAACTTCACGAGAAAACCAATAGGAATAGTCACGAGACCAGTCCATTGTACGTATAGTCATGGCATAAGCCAATTCACTTGCATTTTGAAATTGGATTGTGCTCTTATTTTGTATATTAAGCCACTGTGTCTCGATAACCCAGTTTTGAACCTTCTCAGCATAGTCACCGATGGCAACGTCCAATAGGTCGCATAGCTGCTCATCCTCAAGCTGTACAATACGAATTGGAGCACCTAACATCGTTCTGACTGTCCTAAACAGTGCCTTTACATCTTCTGTTAATACCATAGTAATTTATTTATTTACTATAAATATTAACAAAAAGAAAAAACCTTAGTATTTAAACCAAGGTTTTATACAGCAGATTCTGCCATTACTAATTCACTTTCATTAGTGATACCAAAATCATCACTATTTAGCCCAACTCCAATGCATTTTTTAGACTTTGAAATAGACTCAACAATATTTTTATTTATACTTTTATGCCTATTAAAAACATCATTTTGCATATCTATTCTATATTCGTCTATACGATTTTGTATCTCAAGTAATACAGTTTTTTCATCCGAAGAAATTTTATCATTATTCAATATAGATAAACGTTGAACCATTTCAAATAGTAAAAACATACTCGTTTGTTCATTATCCAATTTAGAAATAAATTGTTCATAAAACGGATGGTTCACATTTAAAATGAGTTCATATTTTCCATTTTGAGGATTTATCTGAAAATAAAAGATGTCATCATCTTTCAAATAATCATTACTTAATTTTATCCCATGAAGCCAATTACTATTATCTATTTTATTGTGTGATGAATCAGTTCTACAATTAAACGGTGTTTTGTTATTTTCATTTGTGCCGTTTTTTTGTGTTTCATTACATTTTTTATTATTTTTTGATACATTAGTTTTAACTTTCAAAGGATTTTTCTTTAAAAGATTTTTTACCGATTTTGTTATGTTTTTGCTATCTTCTTCTAGTTTTTTATCTTTATTGATGTCAGACCTCTCTTTTTTAAGCTTTTTTGCTTTTTTTATCAACTGATTCACTTCGTTCTGCAAAAAAAGCTTAAGTCTTTCATCAAATGCATCACCACTATTAATAGACTTAATAAAAGAAGAGTTAACAAGCTTATCTGCTTTGCCAGAAACTTCTATACTATATCGTACATTGGTTGCATGCCCATCACCTTTGTCAATAGAAATGAAATCAAAATTTAGCCCTTTACCAACCAAACGACCATTCCTAAAAACAAGTGCGCCTGAATTCAATGCATTTGCAGTTAAATCGTAGTCATCAGTATTTATCCCATTACCAACAGCGCAATCATAAACTTCGCACCTAACGTTACACTCATCTATATCTGTTTCTAATGCCCCAACGCAATAAGCGGTAAACTCTTTGCCATTGCTTTTTCCGCCAAAATAGTTAATTGGCTTCACCTCTTGCCCACAAACAAATATTTTTTTATGCCCATTAGCAATATTTTTTGAATGTGTTTCTGCAATCTCGGAAATTAACTTTTGGTCGAAAGACTTTAATGGAGTGTAATATTTGTTTTTTATGTTGATATAACTTAACTGATGAGTGTCTAACTTATCAATATTTTCTATAATGATTAGAGTGCCATGATTGCCTCCAACTTTTTCATAAAATGTATGAATTTCGTTTTTATTTATATCACCTTCTATTTTTTCACTATAAAATGGAATTATGAACTCATTATTTTTTTCTATTTCATCAATATCTAAAACCCTCTTCTCTATGTTTCCGTTTTTAATTTTTGTAAACACCTCTAGCCTTGAACCAATGCTTAGACATCCAGTTTTACCTCCCATACCATATTTACCAAACGAAGAATGGCTTTTTTTACTATTTCCAAGTGAAAAAAACCTATTTGCAGCATCTTCATCCATAGACTCTCCATTGTCAGCTATGTATATTCTAGTAATTTTATTAGTATTTTCATCATAGTCAACAGTGACAGAAATTTTTGTTGCTCCAACCTCATTTTCCATTGCATTGTCAATGCATTCCATAATTGCAGCATAACTACTATTATATCCAGCACCTCTGAGTGCTGTATATATGTTAGGTGATGGGTAAATTGTTAACTTTTTCATTTTTTTATCTATTAATTAATAAATTTCCAACAAACGTATTTATATTATTACAAAAAAATATTGATTTAAACGGTATTTTATTATCACATCCGATATATTTTATACGATTTCTAAATTGTATAGTTTGCATACCAGTAGGATTATATTTCATATACAAATCTATAGGCGCAGCATCATTAAACCACTGCGCTGTCATCAGCAACATAAAAGGTTTTCCTAACTGAAAAGCCCTTTCGAAAATTTGTTTTTTGTTGGTAAAAGGGGGATTTGAAATCATAACATCCCAATGTTCTTTAGGTTCATAATTATAAAAATCTTGACCCATAGAAATATGAGAATAAATAACTTTAAAGCCATTCTCTTTTAGCACTTTAACAAAAAAACTCTCCTTTGTATCAAAAGGACACCATATTACAGATGATTTTGGTATAAATGGAATTATACATTCAACAACATACCTAGGAGTGTAACACTCGTCATTTTTGCCATTTGTTTTGTAAATAGCATTATTAATTGTGAACTCTTTCATGCTTTTTTTATGCAAACATATACAAAATTAATATTATATCCAAATTAATTAACATATTTTAACTTAGTATTTAATGCATTCCTCCATTTGTTTCCATCATACCAACCGCATCCTTCACACGTACCATTATACTTGCTGTCACCACTATACCAAAAGTTTATGCCAAAAAGACCTTCTCTAATACCCTCATTTTTACATTTTGTACAAACTCTATCCTTTAATAGGTTGTGTTCTCTTGTCAACAATTGAAAACTATTTCGTATATCTTCCTCACTAATGTTAGATGTATCTATATCAGAATCTAATCTAGTCCAAGGCGTTTTATGGTCTATTTCTGGTGTAGACGTTATTGTCGCATTAGTAAAAGCATCCTTATTTTTATAAAGTGATAGAATTTTTTTTCTAACTTTGCCACTTATTTTGTTTCTCTGGTGTGTTTCTAATCTAGGTTCAATTTCAAGTAGTTTATAATGAGTAGTCTCTCTACCGCATATTGGGCAATACACCTTTTTGCCCCACCTATTTGGCGCAACTTCTTCAAAAACATATCCTTGGTTTTTGATTTCCCTAAATATCGCAGCTGGTTGGCCGCTTTCAGAGTTATGAGTTGAACAAACCCATTTACCACAATTTGTCTTAAATGCGTTTAAAAGTTTTTTATATTTTGAACTACTTATTATATTCACATTTTACAAGTTTATAATCTATTTTATTCTCTGAAACTTCATTTATTATCATAATACTACTCTTGGTAGAGTAGAATTTGTAATCATTATTATTTTGTACCTTATTACAAAAAATGTGCTCTTCGGAAAGGTTTTTAGCAAGATATTCTAATGCTTCCCACCTCTTTCTGTAACCGCATTCAACCATAAACCTATTTAAATATGCAAAATCCGAATTACTGACTATGAACAATCTATTATTAATACTGTCGGCGTGTCCTCTTTCAGATGGGTCTTTTGCATTAATTGACGAGCCTTTTGTATACATATTCTCTATGTAACCCTTGGGGTTATCCAATATACCTTTAACAGTACTGTAACTACCATTAATCTTAGGGTATGTAGTCTTTAAATCAAATTCAATACCATTGATAATATTATCCCATTTGTGGTCTTTAAGATTTGAGTTGTGTTTGCAGCCCAATAAATCAAGATACCACTCATCTGTATATGATACACGAGTCTTAAAAATCCTTGAAACTGCATATTCTCGTTCAGTTTTGTCCTCTATGGCAATAACCTTATCAAATAATTCATCACTCGTTATATTAAAATTGTTGACACCTTTAAACCAGTCACTAAAACCCATAGCCTTAGTAACAGCATCATTCATTTTTTTGCTTTGTTTTATTCCCGAAAACGGAACAAAAGAATCATCTATAATCCCTTCATCTATTATCTTAAAGCAAAATTTACGAGTGTTTTTAGCATAATTTAATAATTTCTCTTTGTCCATTCTAGTCGCATTTTATAATGGCTAACCCTATAGCCTTAGCTAAATTGCAAGGAACTGCATTGCCAATTTGCACTAATTGGTCTTTTTTAGAGCCACAAAAGATAAAATCATCTGGAAAACTCTGCAATCTTGCCATTTCCCTTGGAGTTATAACTCTAGGCAATTTTGGGTGTATATTAACTGCTCCATGATTTTCTTTTATTGTACAACTAGGTTCATCCCAAGGACTTTTCCTCCACGATTCTGGATACTTTTCATACAACGATTTACCTTCTTCAACAGCTAAAAGTCTTTCTTTCATTTCATCACTATGTTTAGTAAACACGTGATTGAATTCTTTGTTTTCTTCCAACTCCATTAAATCGCCTATTGCTTGCCCAACTGTAACATAATGCTCTTTGTCCGTTAATGGCTCTGGAAATTCTATTTCCTTCCCAATCCTATTACCTATTAAAATCCATCTTTGCCTAGTTTGGGGCGTTAAATAGTCGGCAGCATTTAAAACTTTCCATTTAACACAATACCCTATATTTCCCAAATCTTCACAAATTTGCTT